AAAAGAGATTTAATATACAATTCTAATCAACATCCATGATCTGAGGCATTGCAGCACCAGCGCCTAGAGCCAATTGGGAACTACCCGTAAGGTATCCAACAGCCGCCCCGGCCGCAGCCTTAGCCACACCATTAAAAACAATCCTTGAAAACTTCGTTGCTGCTCCTCCCATCGCCTCATACACACCACTGGGTACAAGGGATGATGCTTTATTGGCAATCGCAACCGCCGTCGAACTGGCAGATTTCCCTTGACCACCAATTTGAGCAATCAAACCTTGATTATTCATGGGAATGATTTCTGCATGAATATACATTTCAATTGAATATGTAACAACGGCACTTGTGGCGGGCCATGAAACGATCCACGGTTGAACATCAGGCTGCACAGTGGAGGCACCACCATCTAATGCAGCATGGAAATCCTGTGCTCCAATACCTCGTCGACGACAATTGACAGCAATTTCCATGTCTTTTGTTGCAGCACCAATTATGGTGCGGGGATCACTTAACAGCGATGGGATCGCTAAAGTATCCGTATTGCTATATCTCATCAAGGGAGAAGCATAAACAGTGCCTTCAACAACATTGGCATTAGAAACACAACGAATTATAAAACCAGCAGACACAACACGACCCTCAATCGCAGCAGATGAGAGTGTGGTCCCAGAGTAGTTAAAGGAAGACAGAGCACCAAACGTCGCAGTGCCAGCCGCTGCTGTACCAACGGCATATCCACTGCTCCAATCTGGGTAAAATGTGAAATACTTAGTTTGTGTGGTACTAGTTTGGACCTCAGCCACCTGACGACATGAAATTGGGATAGTTGGCATATCTTGAGTGTCAGGTAATTTAGCCCCAAATGCATGTACACAAAAGGGATCTAAAATAGAACAAGCAGAGTGAACAAGGGGAGTGTTCATCCTTCTATATCTTGCAGAAAGCATTTTCTTACTATTTTGTTTTCTTTTTGCTTTATTTTTACGATTTTTATTCTTTTTCGGTTTATTTTTAACTTCCTTAACAGCAACAACAACCCCACGCTGTTGCCCACTTGTGGCAAGTTGAATTGGATTTGGCTTCCTAGTCATTTCTAGCTGTGAAACAGGAAAAATATAATCAGAGAGAAAATTAGATACAAAAATATCTGAACTAAACAATCGGACATTTGTATCTGGAAATATATCATTGATAACTAAAGAACTTTTAATTAGCCGGAGTGCACCTGCGCGGTCCAGCACTTCCAACCCAAATTCAAAATTTGGGTGGTGTCCGTAAGCATCAAAATACCCAATTAGGTGTTCAGCGGTTGGTTCACGATTTAACAAGAAGTTCGCGAGTCCTTTATGAAAACGTTGAGGTTCGGGCCAACAACCCTTCCTCCATATATGACTGCAAAACTCCAACTTTTCTTCCATCCGAGAGGCATCACGATAAGGGTAACCACATTGTTTAAGGAAGAACTCGATATCCTTGCCCTCACTATTCATGAGGCAATCGTCACCGTTAGATGTCGACCAGTGGCGTTGTATACCTGCTCGATTAGCAACAACCCTGGTACGGCAGTTAACATCCTCAGAATTAAATTTATTGGTATCCTTACGTCCAGTTGGACCACTACCAGGCTTCTTCTGGGCATATATCTCACCGGTAGAAATAACTAAGACCTTCCGCATAGCACAATAGGCCATTGCACGAACAACACGAAATATTTTATCAGGTATCGGAGGATCATATCGCTTCCCGCGCTCCTCCTTGGTTATACGCTCCTCGTAATCTTGAGCAGTGGAATCAAATTTTGGTGTATCGAAGCCAAACTGCTCACCATCATGGTGCTCAAACAACCTTATGGAGTCTTCCGGGGTAAAACTCATCCCGGTGGCAAAACCATACTCAAATTTATGCCGAATATCAAATTTCATTAGCTCATACCACAGAGCGTTGTTGATAATTTCATCCAATAACGACGCCTGTAAAACAATACGAGTGTCTTTAGTCCTCTTACGAACTTCATTTTTAAGAAGGACTTGGTATGGGTCAGCCAAGAAACTATCCAAAATTTGTTTTGGAGCAAGATCAGGATTTTCAGGGAGAGAGCACAAAGCGTGAAGCCGTGCAACATAACAAAGGTAGAGGTCATCAATACATTCATCAATAATTGACCCCTTGTTATTGTGTTCCAATGAGGCAGGGTAGCCAGGAGACGCTGAACGACGAACGTTAATTAATGAATTAAAGAAACAGCGAGGAGAACACAAATCCTCAAAGGTCATCAGCCATGGTGGTGTTGGGACTTTTGGATACCTTCGAAATTCTTGTTGCGCAGCAATATAGAACTCCTGCTCAAGATGCGAGAGATCAACTTGGGAGTTGAAAAATTTAAATAAATATAAACGCTCAAGACTAGGACCACGAGCTGGGTTAACGAACTGTTCCAATTCGGGGACAAGTTTACATGCCTCACGAAATTGGGAGGTGGTCTTTTCATCTGCGCGTATACATGGGGGGGGAGAAACCTTACCAAGGAGAGAGAGATTACGATTTTCCTCACTACAACGTGGAATTTCACACGATGAGGGCTCATCAACAAGAAAAGTCTTAGGATGAAGAAGGTTTTGCGACAACGCCACAATCATCTTTGCGGCCCAATCTAAAAATCCTCTTCACGGTCAGCCAACTTAAAACCAAGATTGGCAACTTTTGAAGTGAGACTATCAATCACCTTCTGGTTTTTGAGAGCAGCCTCTTTCCTGGCTGCAATTTGTTTTTCATTTTCAGTTATTATACGCTTAACAACCTGCATCTTTTTAATTTCCTTACGAAGAAGTTCCTCCTGCCAAGTGACTTCTGGGAATTTTTCCTTCTCCTCATCATTTAGGAAGACAGAGTCGCGCAACTGAACCTCCTTCCGAAGGTTGTCACGGATGGCAGTGAGGTCAGCAATTGATTTCTCACGATTTGCGGCAACAATTGCCTTTTTGGTGACAGGCTTCTCAACCAACTTACTGGGTTTCTCCAGCGCGAGTAGAGCCGCCAAACGGACATCGGGTAACATCTTACTCAGAATGTCCCGCCAGGTTTGTGTGGGGTCAAGTGCTAATATTAAAATTTCACACTTTTCCTCATCACTACCAATACTATATGCCGCACGCAGTTCTTTGGGAACACACAAAGGAACGTCCGGTTGTGAAACCGCCCCCTCATCTTTGGAGACGGTTGCTGCATTGCCAGAAACGGAGATTACCCGAGGGCCATCCCAAGACGTTTCGTTCGTTCTAGTATTCCACCAATACTCATCACCATTATCATCTTTAACTTTCGTCCAGTCACCAACACTTTTCATTGGAGGTGGAGGGGGCCCAACTTTCTTCATGTTGAACCCAATCTGTGGACGTTTAGATTTCTTTTTAGTACCAAAAAGGATCTCACCAACCGAACCAGTACCATAATGTTGTCTAAGTGCATCATCATAGTCGTCAGGATCTTCATCAACAACACTATATTCAACAGATCCATCTTCATCGTCCTGGTGACCAACGTAGGTCTTACCGTATGCTTGGACAATCAAGTAATCACGATCCTCCTGCTGGAGACGCTCATACATCTCTTTGGAGGTGGGCTCATAGCCCAACTCATCAGCGTATTGAGCTCGACGACGCTCGTAATCAGTTGATGTCAGGGGAGCAAAAGTAAACTTTTCATTTCCGTAACGAATCTTGCGGACGCGACCCCTCCCCTTCTTCGTTTTGCCTTTGCCACCAGCACTTTTCACTAGCGTATAACCGGGTAATATTTGGTTTAATTGGGCAAGATAGATCTCAACGTCGAAATCCGTGACACGAACAAGAAGGTGGACCTTTTCCTTTGCCGAGATAAGATCACCAAGCATAGCCATAACGACACGACCACTACTATCTAAGAATGGCGAGCCAGAGTGGCCTTGGCGATACCCAGACTCGGGTATCACATAATGATGCGGACCGATCTGCTCGTAGCGAGTTGGTCCGTGAGGTCCATAAACGACACCAACATCGGGTGGGTTTGAACCAGGAGACAAGACCTCTTTCTTCAATTCCCGAATTAATTCAGGTCTAACACTGACCCATGCAAGGTCAGAGTTGGCACGACCGACAATCATGCCAATCTCATCTGAGCCGTCAACAGTCAATTGAACGACGTCATGGCTGCCATGTATAACAGGTTGCAAAACATTAGCAGCATGAAGATTAATTTGAAGTAATTGAGGTGAAACGAAAAACCCGTAGGCAAGGCCATCGATACTGACTCGCGCCTTAGTGGCACGGTCACAGAGTTTTGTGTCGAGAAAAGCATCCTCAATCCATGCTTGAACTGAGTTTTCAACACCAGGGGAAGCAACGGGAGATGGCAAGTCATCCTTCAATTGTTCCTCCAAAGAAGCAATTTTTGCTCTTAATTTATTATATTCATCTTTATATTTGGGGAATTCATCAGCCTCCAAGTCATCTTCATATTGAAATTGATCGTCAAGAGTATAAGCATACTCAGAAACGATTCGATCACGGACACTTTCAGGCAAACGATCAACCTCCATCGTGCTCATGAGCGCACTTTTCATGAGACTTCTTTTCCTTTGCTTAGGCTTCTCACCAGCCGCAGCAATAAAATCAGCCAGAGTGGAATTAGACATCTTAGAAGTTTTAAAACCACACACCTACAATCGAACAAAGTTTGTTCAAAT